TTGTGTGCTCTTTTTTCGTGCACTTTAAAAACCCTTTAAAATCAACACTTTAAGGGGTTTTTGTTTGTCTTATGTGATAAAAAGGGGCAGACGAGGGGCACAATTTAAAATTTTATCTTGTCTAACTTGTTAGATATGTCTGATACCATTTTTTGGGTAACGTGAGAATAAATCTCTAGTGTGGTCTTTGAGTCACTATGTCCTACTCTGTCCATGATAGCAGTCAAGGGGATACCTAATTCAGCAAGTAGGGATATATGAGAGTGTCTGAACATATGTGTAGTGATATTTTTGTCAATACCTAGCTTTTTACCATGATTTTTTAAAGGTATAATAACTCTGGCACTTGTTATTGGCTCTCCTAGAGTGTTGATGAAAATAGAATCAGTATCAAATCCGTTTTTTGTATTCTCTATAATTTGCTCTTTGATAATATCTAACACTTTTTGAGGGGCAGTTATAATTCTATCTGATTTTGCCGTCTTTGGTGCAGTTCTCTTTTTAAGTCTAAAATCGTATGTATGCCTTATGTGGATTGTCTTTTTCGAAAAGTCTATATCGTGTTTGTAACTCAAGGCAGCAAGCTCTCCATATCTCATACCAGTTAGAAAAAGGACTTTAGCTATACGGATATACTTGTTTAAACGATAATCACGCAAAGCCTCTTTTTGTAAAGTTTTAATAAAGAGGTTGAACTCTTTTTGATCCAGATATTTTGTCCTTTTCTTTTTTAAGTCGTCGGAGGTTGTAATTTTACGGGGGAGCTCGACAAAAAGCATTTCATTGCTATTGATATAATTCATTCTAAGAGCGTACTTCATAATCTGATTGAGTTTAAATTTTATTTTGGCGGTATAATTCCTGGAGCGTCCGTCTTTAATCAGTTGATCTATTACTTTCTGCAGTAATCTACGGTCAATGTTTCTAACTAGATAATCGCCCTCTATCTGATTAAATATTTCATTCTTTACATGGTTTGCTGCATAGATCGTTGATTCTCTAACTCCATTTTTCCAATTTTCCTCAAACTCATCATAAAGCTCTTTGAATGTTATATCAGATACATTTTTATTTTTATCTTCTAGTTTCTTATTTATCTTTTCCTGCAAGAGTAAAATAGCTTGATTTCTTGCCTGGGGAGTTTTCTTCTCCATGGTCACTGAAACTTTTTTTAATTTCTCAGTATATGGATCTTTATATCGCTCAAAAAATTTGTATTTTCCGTTGGGAAGTTCTTCCATCCACATTGCGTTTACCTCACTTTTTTGTTAAAATGAGTATAAGAAAACGACCTTTTGAATGGTTGTTTCTTATACGTAAGTTCCTCACACTCAGAGTCGCCAAACTTTGCGAGTGTGGGGGTTTTTTATTTACGAATTATGAACGATAACGTCCAATGCTCCCATGATTCGCTGAGCGTTTTCGACTGCTTCTTTGTACTCTTTCGAAGTGTTCTTTACTGGTTTTCTAATCAAGTCAATAAATACGACTGGTTTGGTGAAGTCGTTTGAGGTCACACGGACTGTCATGTTTAAAATTTTAGAAGTTGATTTTCTTTTCGCAACAATACCGCCTGCGACAGCGCCAATCGCACCAAACATAGCGCCTGCAATCAATGCTTGACCAACTCCTCCAGAAACAACAGTTTGATTATTGATAATCAATTCGTACGATACTAAATCCTCGAACGAATACCAATCTGTGTCATTCTTATCTTTCTTGATCAAGGACGGTATCAAAGACAATCCCATCGTTCCCATTGCAAGCCCTGCTTTTACCGAGCCTTTAATTGCTCCTCCGACCAATCCAGAAGAGCCTTTTGCTTTTTGAGATTCATGAATACGATAGGTACGATTATATCTATCGATCTCAAGTGGTCCGACTTTGTCCGTTTTTCTGCTTCGTGGAGCAGGAGATGGAGAAGCCGTTTTATTGACTGGCTGAGCTTGTTCGGTTGGTTCTTGGTTAGCAATAGAATAACCGCAGTTAGGACAGAACTTGTAACCTTCTACTGGATTGCCACATTCAGGACAAAATTTCATAATAACCTCCAAAATAATAACTATTTAGAATCTTTTATGCTCTTTTTTCTACCCATAGCCGACGAGGTTATGGTTTTTTATTTTTCTCAATACCTCGCCACAATGCACCAGCTATCACATCTGCTTTTAACATTACACGTCAATATCATAATATTGTTGTAAGATATTGTTCCCTTGTTTGTATTTTGTAACGAGGTCAATAGCTACTCGTCGTTGCTGTTGATCGTCCAACAAATATTCATCATAGCTCAATATCCGATAATGAACAAAATCAACTAATCGATTAAAAAGGGCGTTATCGCTGATTGTATTTGCTTGTTTAATTTGCTCGTATGAGTGCTTGTTTTTGAGGTGCCAGACCATGCGCTCATTATTGATGTAAAAGAGAGAGGCCATGGTGTTAGCCTCTATTTCTAGCGGATTGCTCTGATAGTTGTTAGCGCAAGCGAGGGCGACCTCATCAGAACGGCCCGTGCTAAAATGGGCTGCAATATGGGCTAATTCATGCAAAATGGTAAAGATAACCCGTCTTTTGATATGTGTTTGATTGATATAAACAAGGTACTTTTCTTTTTCTTTGCTATAAATGGTAAAGCCGTCATTGTGTTTACAGATGATATCATCCAAGTAGGTAACATCTGGATGATTGACAAGCCCTCGATATCTAATGTATTCAGACCCAAGTAGACCGGCTGAAGGAAGCATAGGAAACGGGTCCTTTTCAAAGAAGATAAAATGAAGGTTGTAAGTCTGTTCAAAGTAACGGATAATGTGCTGAAAAGTAACTTGTTCAAGTGGAATATTATTCTGTCGAGAAACTGCTTCGATCACCGGGACGGCGTAATCCCAGTGTTGGATGTACTGTCTACGGGAAATAATTTCTCTAGCCATAATTACCTCCACTTACTGTCATCGTCCATCAGGGTTTTAGCAGTTACCATCAAGCTTTCAATCGCCTTATTAAAACGAACCTTTTCTTCCTCGGTCATGTTCTGGGTCTGATTTCTGAACGCTGCGACAAGTTCAGTCTCAGCTGGACCAAGATATGCATTTTCCTTGTCATCCTTTGCAATAGCAGGATTATCTGTCCGTCCGAGTAAATAATCGGTGGATACGTTGAAGTAGTTAGCAATTTCTGCGATACGCTCAGCATTTGGCGTAGAGTTTTTTATCTTATACAGTGTATTTCTG